TAATCCGCTTTCTTTAAAAACTCTAACAATAGGCTGAGCATTAGTAATTTCAGAAGTTGTCCATCCGTTCTGATAATTAAAAATTTCTAAGTCTTTTACAATTTTTAAAAATCCAATATTTGTATTTTTTGTTAAAACTGCTGCAATTTGTTTATAATTGAAACTGTCATTTAGTAAATTAAATTCAAAAACAATATCGCCAGTGTTACTTACGTTCCTGTAGCTTAACGGAAATCCTAGAGCAGTATCGTTGCTACCTGTTCCAATTTTGTAAGAAAATAATTTTGTTCCTGCAAAGTTAGATCCATCATATGCTAGTGTATCTCCGTAGCTGTTACCGTTATTGTCAAAAATATCAAAAAGCGGAGGCTGATTAATTGTAGTTTTACGTTGTCCTAATTTCCAAGTAGTACCATTATACCAATACATAGTACCCTGATTTTCAAAACCTCTATTAACTAATACTGTTTCGTTTAATAGTGGTTGAGCGTCAGATTCTTCTACTAGATTAATTTGTCTACTAAGTCCTGAGAAAACTTCAAGTTTATGAGCACCGTTGCCAGTGGCAAATATATCTGCACGAACAGAAAGAGATTTATCTGTAAATAGTCTTAATTGTGTATTGTTAACTACAAATGCATAATAAATTTTTCTATTAACTAAACCGTCAACAGAATCATTACCATTATTTAAATATGTTATTTGATTACCTGTAGTTAACCCATGAGGAGTAGTGCAGGTTATAATATCGTTTGCAATGTCAATTCCTAACAATGCATTAAATTCTATCTGTCGGCCAGGATTTGTAACCGTTAAAAATTTAACTTTATAAATTTTATCATTGACAAATCTATCAGTGTCAGCAGTAAATAAAATTCGCATACCGTCAGACACATCGACTCCGTCAATGTTGTATCCTAGTGTACCTTCGATAGTAGAAAATACATCAGTAGTAAATGTATCGATCAAATCAACATTAAGTTTAGCCTTGTGACCAAAATTAAATAATTTAACGCCGGCTTCAAATTCAATAATTGGTCTGATTGCTCGTTGTGCTTGATCTAACTCAGGAACAACTCCTTGAGCTTTTGCCGTTGCAATAACTACATCTTGATGGAACCATCGATTATATCTTGCCCATTGATTTCTATCAGGGCTTGCTCTGTTTACTAGAACATAGTCTTTATCGCGTGGAAACGACGTAAGAGTACTAAACGGTGAAGCATCAAACGGTTCGTCATCAAATAATAAAGATGTCTCTTGAGAATAATCACTTATAATTTCAAGGTCATCACTTGATACTAATTTAATTGACGAGCCAACTCCCTCTACATACCAGTATCCAGTAGCGTATTGTTCAGGAACAACTACGCCTGTGAAGAATAATTTCATTCCATTAGTTAATTCTGTACCACTAGATAAAGTATAAGTTTTTTTGCCAAGTACATCCGCAGTTACATCTAAAAATGCATTTTCATCAATGTCTTTTATTTCAAATACACCTCCGGTGTTTGCGTCTGCTTCACTAACGTAAAATAATACATCAGGAGAATTTAACGGAACTTTAAAAGTAATCACTCCGTTAGTAACACTCGATGCAGAAACTCCATTTGTATATTTTTCTAACTCACCGGCAACTCTAGTCGTTTTAATTGTAAAAGGATTATTATTTGCAGAAATTTCAAAATAATAAGTTTGTCCTCTGTACAAAGTTAATGTAGGATTACGAGACAAGCTATTGAACAAATAAACATAATTGTCGCCTTGGTCTTCAATAGTAATAGTATAAGTGCTCTCAATGTCTTGTTGCTGTCCTTGAACTTCTAATGATGCAGGACCGTAAGGTAACCAGTAGTACTGTTGAAAGTTTACAAATTTGTCCCAGCAGATATGAGGATTCCATGAATAAAATTCTTGTTTGTTTAATCTTTCGTGATTTATTACATTGCCGCCAGCAACATCTATATGATTAATATGATCAACATAATCTTTATAAAAATTTGTATTTCCAAGATAATCTTGAATTACTGCTACAGGTTCTAATTGATAATTTTCTCTGTTGTTATCAGTGCCTGAAATAAAAACGTCAGATGCTTTTGCTGCTTTAGAATTTTTTCTTCCAACATAGCCTGTTATTTTTTTAGCTTTACCTGGCTGCAATAACTGATCTAACGTAGCTGAAAAGAATTTCTTATTGCTGTCAGTTCTGTAAAAACGAGGCAATAGATCAGATGTTTTTCTTTCATCACTATTAGATAGTGGCAATTTTGGTTCGTCTTGATTAGCCATTAGTTATTTCCTGCACTTGTTATTGTTTGTTGACTTGTTATTCTTGCGGTAGTTGTAATTAATCCGGAACTCTTTATCTTACTAGCTGTGATTGCAGTAATAACTTCAATGTCATCTACTGTTGCACCGTTAATAAAAATTTGATCTTTTTCAGCTCTTATTTCGTACAAACTACCAAATGTAAGAGTTGACTGTTTAGGAACTATGATAAAATTTACTATGTTAGGCGCTAGTCTATTCATAACATACGCTGAAAGCTCTGTAAAGTAAAAGTTGCCGCCAAAATCCCAATTTTCTAATGCAAAAAATTCATTGATTGCAGATAAAACTTTCGACTTAGCATCGTTGTCGCTGATAACAACTTCTGCATTTTTAACAATTTTAAAAACTGCTTGTACATCTGGACTAGCTTTTGATCCAAATAATACTTTGTATTTTACTGGATGATAAATGATCTCATCTGAAATTGATTTAATTTTATTCAAATCAGTTGATAACATATTGTACAGAAAGTCAGAACTAGGTGCTAGCGGCTCTGTTGCAATAGTGTCATCTAACCATTCTCTAAATGTCTTGTCATAGTCTTTAGTTAAAATAAACACATCGACCATATTAGTCAATCCTGGATCAATTCTTGACTCATAATCTGCATTATGAATATACTGGAATTTAATATTTGCTCGGCCGAAGTACACTCGATAATTTAAAGACACTACAAATCCATTTACTAGACTATATTGTTTAACAACATTTGTATCTATAAAATAATAATACTGTCCGTCAACTCCACTTAAAGGTTGTGTGTTTAAAATTAATACAGTGTTATTAGAATTATCAATCCAGCGGTAGTCTTCTTGTCCTTGCTCAATTATATACAATTCAAGTACTACATATTTTTCATTGTTTGCAACAGGATTTAACGGATCTGCAGGATCAACAATTTCATCAAAGATATTAGGATCGTCAACAATGCTGTCATCGTCAGTATCTGCAAAAGTTACTTCAATTTTTTTAGTATCGACCTAACCGTCAAGTCCCTTGAACTCTTCAGTAATTTCCCATTCTCTATCATAGGTAAAAGGTATAGTGTCACTTGGCTGTGTGTTAATGCTTAAAATTTTAATTTTATCTTTAACAATTGTATTTGTTCTAGTGTCATAAATTTTATCACTAGCATCAAAATAGAAACGTATTTGCTGATCACTTTCAAATATAAATCTTAGTAGTCTAGATTTAACAGTATAAAATTCAGTATCAGTAGTAAACAATATCATCCAACTAGAATCTGATTGTTGGTTACTGTTGCTTCCTTGATTGCCTAGGTTAAAGTTACTGGCAGTGTCTAAATTAACTTCGAAGATAATTTTCCAGACTCTGCTCTCAACATCATATCGAAGTCCAAACGGCTTGTTCGAAAATACTAGGTCGACCATTGTAGCAACTGTACTGTCATCAATCGTTGTTCTCCATGCAGGTACAATCTGTGCAAGTCTAGCCAATGTTGGTACTATATCATTTAATATAATTGTGCCTGACCCGTCAGCTAATATGCCAGTGCCATTGTTTGTTCCGTCGCCACTAATTGATACAATTTTACACCATATAGTAGTTGCAGCATTAAGAGGAAACTGTGTTCCTGATAAGACTGTTACTATCTGATTATTATTACTTCTATCAAAGTATTGAGTAGTAGGATCAGCGACTGTAAATTTAACCAATGCGCCAGGTGTAGCAAATCTTAATAATGTACTTGTGTATACTCCTGTTTTGTAAGGAGTATTTGGTTCAGGCGCAGTACCGCCAATATAACCAGTTGATTGATTAACATCTGTTGTTTTATTATACCAAGAAACACTTAGTGACTCGGTTGCGATTTTAGTAAATTTTGAATAATAGAAATCTCTAAGTTGTTTTGACTTTAAAGTTTCCAGTAGTTGATTATATATTACTGACTGTATATCAGTGCGAGTAGCATAACTAAATCTAAAACTATCAGTGTATTCTTCTTTATACAAGGCACCATCGTCAGCAAATAAGTTTGTTTTAGAGTATTTTCCAGTTGGGTCAACTAGATCAAAATAACGACTAATACCGCTAGATGTGCGATTAATTGCTTTAACTTTGACGACTTGTTGATTAACACTTAGGGGAGTAATGTTGTAATCTTCCCCAGTAATCATGCGATTCTGCGTGTAATACGTTGCAGGCGCATTAGCTTTAATGCTGTCGTTTGATTCTGTAGCTGCTGAATTTGCTACAGATGTTTGAAGGCTTACAGTTACTGATAATGTTTCTACTTGATTAAAATTAGAAACATAAGGTATTTCAATTGTTACATTTCTAATGTCTTTAGGATTGATTGTATAAGAAATCCCAGTACTTTGTCTATAGTAAGTTCTAAATGTACCTCTTGGTAGGTTACCAAAAGTACCGTCACTAAAAGACAAGCTAACTTTGTCTTCAGCTTTTGTAATAACAGAATAAATGTTTCTTATAGATTTTTTTAGACTGTTATAGATTGTATTGTTGCCTTCTAAAGACGAAATTTTAGCCCAATATTCCGACTCTTGACCCTGACTATCAAGTTTGTATAACCAGACGTCATCATTATTAATATTAATTGCATCAATATCAACAATTTCGTTCGTGCTAGGCTGGTCAATGGTAAATGTGCCTTGATTTAAAATGCCCTGACGGAAATGTATAAAGAATCCAGTATTAGTGCTACCGTTTCCTTTTCCGTCATTTCGGTAGATAAATGCCAGTCTATTTCCTACAGCAGGTGGTTCTTCATACAAATAAGTCTGATCCTTAAATGTTGTTGATACAATTTCAAAAGGTAAATTCCTGCCGTCTACTGATTTGTTAAATCCATAAACAGGAACATCAAGATTGCTGGCTTGAAAACGATATTGTTCTGTAGGAATACCGTAAATTTCATTTTTATCGTCTGGATTACCAAATTGACGATTAACTGGCAATGCTGCATTAATTACTTTAATAAATTGATCGTACCAATTGGCATTTGAAGGATCGTTCCACGATACTGTCTGTCCTGAAAGATTTCTTCCGTTAGAATCGTATATAATTTGCGTGGTAGAAACTGTAGTAAACTTTAATAATCCGCTAGCTGCAATATTTCGCTTGGCATTATAGCTTAATAGACGGGCAAGACGTATAATACTTTCTCTACGTTCAGATAACTCTAAAAAGTTATCTCTAGCATTCATGTCAATACGGAATGCAATACTTTGTCCAAGGAATGCGATAAGATCAATTAGAGCAAGATATTCGCTAGATTCAATGTAATCGTTAAAATCTTCAGGATAATTTTCACGGATATACTGAACCATTACCCTACGTAGGTTCTCAAAGTCGTAGCTTTGAAAGTCTGCATTGCGGAAACTTTGGTAGATGCGTTTCCAATCTTCCGCTACTAGTAATCTATTTTGTCTATCAGTTGTTGACATACGCCTTCCCAATTATTGAGTATTTAGCGTATATTATTATGTG